AATAGTTTCTAAAACAAACTGTTCTTGGTTGAGCTCTATAACCTCATGATCGATTTGTTTATCTTTTACCCAAGCATGTGCGTAGCTTAAATCATCATCGTTAATTCCGTTAAGCAGTCTTTGTGATATAGTACGAAACGGTATTCCAAGTTGATAAAACATTTCAGCTGTAACTTCAGAATCAATTCCACCTGAAAGAGTTAGCACATATCGGTGAGAATCTTTATAGCGTTTGTGAAACTGTTCTACTAAAATTTTTAGATCATTATAAAAAGACTTGCCACGACGATAGTACAATGGCTCTGTACAGCGAACTCCAATTGATGGACACAGCTGTGAAGTTTCGTATCGATCAGGACGCATCCAAGAACGATTTTGAACATATTCCCAATATACTCTATTGAGAGATAAGTCAAGTGTCATGCTTTGATACCAAGTTGTTTAAACTCACTCATCACTGTATCAATATCTGCTACTTTAATATGATTTAAGTAGATTTCTAATTCTTCAAAGATTGTTTTATTTTTTAAATCAAGAGTTGCATCGCTCTGTGGCTTTTCTACTACCTTTTTATCTAGCAGATCGGAACGTTCAATAGCAGCAAGTTGATCTACCGAACCTGTCACTTCATATACCACATGATGACGAGAATCTGTGATCATCTGTTCGCCAGCTTTAATTGTACGACGAACCAGTTTTGGAAGATCTAGGTCGTAGAACTCACGTGTATAGTTGTGCGAGTCTATGACCTCGTACAAATCAACTCCATACTCACGCTTTTCGTCTCTGTCAAAAGTTGTATTAAGTGGGGAACCAGGATAGTAGCAGTTAGTGTCACCGTAACGATGATTAAAGTGTAAATCACCAAGTAACACCAAGCCCCAATTGGAGAGACGGGAGAAATCATATTCTGGCGTAATATGCGGCGGTACTTCTCCACGTATATGAGTAACGAGTATTGCGTCCTCTTCATATGGTGGTAGATTGTCTGTTTGTACTTCCCCGTATGGAAAGAATTGAAACAGCGTTTTGTCCACACGCGCAGATCCGTTACGAGTAAATACCTGTACATGCGGATTTTTAATAGCATTTTTCTCAGTAAGGTGCTCAAAGAATGTTTCTCCTTTGCGTGTAGCTTCATGATTGCCTGGGATAATGAGTGTGGGTATTGTGACTGAATTGATATAGCTTAAAAACAGTGAGATTTCGTCTGGTTCTGGTTTTTTATCAAAGATGTCTCCAGCTATCACATGCACATCCACACGTTGTTCTAAAGCGATCAACTTGCGAAACATTTCTCTGAATCTGTTCACTTGCCAATCGTATGGAACTTTTTTCTTATGCAGATTGATATGCCAGTCTGCAGAGCATAAAATTTTAGTCATTCATTCCTCTTTTATATGTTGTTTCTTTGCTACCCAAAAGTCTTGAACAAACAGAGAGTGTTTAGTAAAACAGTCATTCAGTGCTGTTTTAATATCATTAGCACGTTCAGGGTGGTCTGTAATAGCTCTTCCACAAAACATGCCTGTAGTCTTTAGTTTTGGTTTCCAAGCATCTACATTTCGAGTAATAGACTCATAAGATAAGTCAATATCAATAAAAATTATATCAACGCTTTCATCTTGAAACCACTTAACAGCTTCAAGATCTCGTTCCCACATTACAGTAGCATTATTTTTAGTTCTACAAAAAGTCTCTATATCAGCTTTCCAAGACTTAAAATCATATTGCCTGTGCATTCTTATTTCAGAGGGGTTATATTTATATTGTGTAAACTTTTCTCTGTGCGTATTGTCGAATGGATCAACACCAATCCATTGAAAGGTTGGACACAATTGCACTACTTTTTTAAAATTCTCTCCCTGACCTATTCCAAGCTCAACACCTATTTTAAAAGAATAGTGATTTACAAGATGTGCAATAATGTCCCATTGATTGTAACTAATAGAATTATTCCAGCCTTGATATAATAAATTTTTAGTTGCCATTGCTCTATTTTTATGCTAATTTATGTTTGTTGTTTGTGAACTACGTAACACCGTAGGTGAAAAGCTGGTGAACAAGGCTTGAACCACTATGTCGTAGCGTGGGTCTCGGAGAGACGCAGCCAGGGCAACGGAGTTGCCTAAGCGTCACGTCACACTTGTGTCTACACTTCAAGATACTGAAAATCTTGTGTATACCACATAGCAAAGGTATATCTCTCACCCTTAGTTACTTTTGTTACTCCATGTACAAACTTGTCATTTGATGGAAAAACCAATAAGGTATTAGCTTTTGGTTTATAGCTCCATTCAAGTTTTGGAAAATATATTTCTCCACCCTCATATAAATCATTTATATAATAAATTGCAGACCATGTTCTGAAGGATGTTGGGTGATTAGTCTGATCACCATCAGGCCAAGAATTATCTGAATGAACAGTCATCTCTCTGCCAGTTTCCCATCGAGTTAATTCTGTATTATCTGGAAAATGCAGTTCTCCAGTATATTCATGAATTAATTGTTGTCCTAAAAACCTACAAAGATTCATATAAGATTTAAAAGTAAATCTAACTTCATTTTGAGAATCCAAGAGTTTAAAGGGAATTGTTCTCCCTCTAAACTCTTCGATAGTTTGAGCTTTTGTAAAATACTGATTATTGAATAAATGTTTATTTTGATCTAAGAATCTACAAAGATTAGGCCAGTGATATTCATCATCAAAGACTTCTCCTCTGATGATGATATTATTTAAGCATTCAGTTCTTTCTTCACCCGTTATTGGTTTTAATTGATAAGTTTTAGCCTCTGCCAATGATTTTTCCAACATCACCTTCAAAAGTATAACTCCCAACATGGTTGAGCTTTGTATTTGGATCTAACCAAATCTCTCCACCAAGCTTTTGCCAACGACGACAAAAAGTATAGTCTTCTGATAGATAACGATTATCATCAGGGTCTAACCAAGTATCAAATAAAGCATAACAATACTTGTTAAACTTTGGATCAATGTTTGAGTCATTACGATAGTGAAGTTCTGGATAAGCTTGCATCATTTTTTCAAAAACTTCACGCTTTACTAAAAAGAAACCTGTTGAAGCATCTAACACTTCAACGGCACCGTTTTCAACACGTACTTGTTTCTTTTCAATATCTTGAAATTTAAAATTAATAGCATATTGAACTGGTAAAGCTTTTTTAGGATATGCTGCAGCCATAATAGGTTTGTCATATGCTAATGCTCGAAGAATTGAATCTGCATCAAACTCGATATCAGAGTCAATAAACATGAGATGCGTACAGTCAGATTCCATAAACATTGCTGTAAGAATATTTCTTGCACGAGTAACAAGTGATTCATTACGAAGAGTTGTAACTCTAAAGTTGATTCCATGTCTCATGAGTGTTTGAGAAGCACGAAACATAGATAAAAAGAATTGATCCGTTAGCATTCCACCATAACAAGGAGTTGCAAAAAATATATTATGCTTTCTAAGAGCTTCTAAATCAATTGTTGCTTGATTACCTTCAACGGCTTTGAAGGCACCGAAAGAGCGTTCTTTCGGTGCTTCTTTACCATTAGCAGGTTTCATATCTGCTAAAGATTTTTTCATTAGGCTAAATCATCCACGTCTTCTACAGGCTTGAATTCGTCGGAAACATCTCCCGCGAAATAAGAGGTGTTTTGTAACAACCACTCTTTTTGTTCATCATAAGTTTGACGCTTATAGATTTTTGAAAGATCAAATAGTTCAAGCTCTTTTTCAGCATCTGTAAGAGGTGCGTTATTACGAGCTGGAATGATTGAGTACTTAACGTTTTGTGGTAGAGGTCCTGTCTTTTCTTTTTTAATGGTAATATCGTAACCATTACTTGGATCTGCAGGATTACCGTAGTCTGGATTTGTTGCGTAATCTACAATCTGTGAATAGATTGTGGCTCTTAGATCAAATAGCTTAATTGAACCGTCTGAACGGTCAATTACATTACACACATAAGAGAATTGTGGCTTATCAGAATAGATAGCTTCGTCAATTTCTTTGAAAGGGTCTTGAGCAGAATTATCAAAAGATTCTGTCTCACGTGAGAATTGAAGACACTCAACAGGCATTTTTTTACCTTCTTTTGTTACTACCCAATAGCAGTAACGAGGCATTACATCACCAATTAAACGTACTTTAGTATCACCAACACCAAGTGTTAGTCTTTCAATTTCTCTTCGTTGATTTGAACCAGAGGATTGTTTTCCTTTG